CGGTTCGACAATACAGGCAACTAACAAAATAAGCCCCTCTGTATGGAGATAAGATGTCGAACCCTTATCAAAGTCTTTGGGGCTAACTTATTTTAAAAAATCAATATGGAAAACGAAAAATTAGGGCAGGAAACAGCATTCCCATCGGTAAGTGACATATCTCACAACGGTAATGACACAATGATTTCAGGTACAAATGGTATGTCAAAACGATTTTATGCTGCATGTATGGCAATGAGCGGAATGCTATCAGCGCCACATATTACTATTGAAAAATCAATTGAACAAATAATAACTGAGTCTTATTTATTGTCTGACGAACTTCTCAAACAAGAAATATTATGAACCAAAAACCAAGAAACATATTAATCCTTAAAGGCAACGGACAACCATTAAAAGCCGTAAAATCAGGTCGCAATGAATTATGCGCATGTGGCATCGGATTAAAATCAAAAAAGTGTTGTAACAAGAATACGCAATATTATAAAACAAACTAACCATGTCAGAACAAAAATCAAACGAAGAAATAGCGGAAATTTTCGCTAAACTAACTCAACCACTACTACCTAAATGGAGGGTTCAATCCAATACTCCAGATGGAAGGAATTGTATTATGGTTCCATATTTAGATTCAAGGCAGGTTCAACAACGATTAGATGAAGTTGTATTACCTCAAAATTGGTCAAATACCTTCGAGGCGGAAAGTGGGACTGCATCTATATCTATATTCATCAACGGAGAGTGGATAACTAAATCAGACGTTGGGACTGATTCTAAGGTCGAAAAAGAAAAAGGCAAGGCATCTGATGCTTTTAAGCGTGCGGCTGTCCTATGGGGAATCGGTAGGAATATATATGCTATCGGAACGAAGCTATTACCTAACAATCCTGAAAAGAAGCGTCCGATGACTGATAAAGGTCAGGTTCTATGGACTGGGGATCAACAATCTTTATATCTAAACGGTATGAACACCTCAATAGGGCTATTAAATCAGTTATGGAATGAGAATAAACCTTTGCAGGCTAATGAGACTTTTTTAAATTCAATTAAAACAATTAAAGAATTAGTAAAATGAACGATAACCCATTTGAAGAATTTGAAAACTCATTGTCAGAAAAAGTAGCTGAATCGGCAACTGAACTTGATACGCTTCAAATCGAAGCGATTGAGCGTGAACAGCGTTGGAAAAAACGTAGGATTGGCAAAATCACATCCTCTAACTTAGACAAGTTGATGAACTTCTCAAAAGACGGAAGGATTAAAACAAAAGCTGGAATTGATTATCTGCTTGAAATTAAACACCAACTTGAAACAGGATGTGAATCTGAATATGCTTCAGCTCCTGCAATGCGATGGGGCAGTAGTTACGAACAAGAAGCACATGAGTACTACCGAAAAGAAACAGGAATTGATATGGTATCTGGAACTACTGGATTTGGTGAAATTCTATTTATAGATGATGTTATTGATGGGTTCGGAGATAGCCCAGATGGTAAGTCAGCTGATGGCATAGTTGAATACAAATGCCCTTACAACGGAGCGAACCACCTGCGAAATTGTGCTCTCAATATGTATTCCGATTCAGAAGATTACTTTTGGCAATGTATCGGACACATGATTGACCCGAAAGTTCAATGGTGTGACTTTGTAAGCTATGACCCTCGTTATCCTGATGGACATCCTAACAAAATTAAAATAATTCGGATTAATCGGGCAGACATAGCGGGTAAAATTACTCAATTGGAGGAAAAATTGAAACTCTGGATTGAGGTACTAAAAAATGGAAATTTAATTGATATATTTAGTTTATAATTTAAAAACAAATCAAAAATGAAAATCTCAGGTAAAATTACAGTAGTCCTTCCATTACAAGAAGGAACAAGTGCAAAAGGAACTGCATGGAGTAAACAAACAGCAGTAGTAGAAGAATCAGAAGGTCAATATCCTCAAAGTTTGGCATTCGATATGATGGGTGACAAAATCGCTGCTTTGACAGTGGGTCAACAAGTTGAAGTTGACTTTGATACAAAGGCAAGAGAGTATCAAGGTAAGTATTTTAATAACATCAATGCGTGGAAAGTTACGGTTATAGGTGCAACACAAACTGCTCCGCAGACAGCCAGCACCAATACACCGCCACCTCCAGCAGAAGGAACAGGGCTACCCTTTTAACATTCATTAAAAACAATTTAAAAACAAAAATCATGAACAATTATTTTGAAACAAAAATCAAATACGAAAAAACTGTCGAAGAAGGTAAAATAATCAAAGTAAGTGAATCCTATCTGGTAGATGCCTTGTCATTTACAGAGGCAGAAGCACGTATCAATGAAGAAATGAAACCTTTTATAAGTGGTGAGTTTATTGTAACTCACATTTCAAGAGCAAGAATCAATGAAATGTTTGCAAACGATTCGGGTGATAAGTGGTATAAATCAAAAGTGTTATTTATATCTCTTGATGAAGAAAAAGGAGTTGAAAAGAAAATAGCTACAACAATGTACGTGCAAGCGAATGATACCAAGGAAGCAGAAGCTGGAATCAGAGAAGGTATGAAAGGTTCAATGGCGGATTACGAAATTGCATCTATTATCGAAACTAAAATTTTGGACGTGTTCAAATATATCTCTAAAGAGTAGTTGATAACATGATTTTTGGGATATTCATTAACATCAACCCTATGACGATGGAAAGACAAACTTCGAGAAAGACTCGGTGGCGACTCGGAAAGACGAGTTTTTAATTAATCAATCCCCGAATCGTAATGGTTCGGGGTAAATAACTAAAGTTATGGCACTAATTAAAACTGAAACAAAATTCGATCCAATTGACTACATAGATGGAATTGACACCGAAGATTTAGTTGACGAGTTAAAGAAAAGAAGTTCTGAATTTATTGGAGAATTGGATACCGATAAGCTCATTTCAGAACTTGAAAGTAGGGAGTATCGTGTCTTTGATGAAGACACTGTCCTCTATGTATTACCCGAACATCAAACTACTCCAATTCGTAATATACTGATAGATATTTTTGATTTGGGTATCGGTGCATCAATTGAAGATATTCAAAACGCAGTTAAAGGAAACTACTACAAATGAAACTGTCCCCTCAATCCATCGCTAAACTACTCGACCTTGACATTGACCACGTAATTTATAAAGTTACAGGTCAACAAGTTACTTCCACCGATTGGAAATTAAAAACAAAAGAACGTGCGAGTATCCGAAAGCAATACAAGAAGGAATTGTACGATATTGAATCATTACCACGCTTTGAAAATCCAGATGCTATCTCGTATCAGAAAGTGTGTATTCTACGTGAATTAATTGATCAATGTAACCGCTATCCTATTGCCGTAATGACTAAGATGGTTAAATGCAAGGCTTGCGTTGAAAAGATTAATTTTGTTGGTGATTATCTTTATTATGATATGATACTATCAGAAGCAAATCAAATTCTAATCAAAAAGAAACTTGCTGAATGTCATTTAGAAACGATTGGTAATGATAAAATTTATGAAGAATGGCAAAGTCAATCGGAATAACATACTGTAAGGACTGCGTACATGGCGGAGAAATAAAAAACTTTCTCGTTAAATGTAAGGTGGATGGAAGTTTAAATCATAGTATTGTTAATTGTAGAAAAATAGCAGTAAATACCAAATAATTCACTATCTTTGTGTTTACATAATTGCGGTTCAACTTAAAGCAATTAAAACTTATAAGCCCTCTCTCTTTGATCTGAACGTTGAACCTCAGTGACTAAGTTTGAGGGCTATTTTTATCTGTAAAACTTCGCCAATGTCTATCATACTTCGTGATTATCAGAAAGAAATTGAAACCCAAATATATAAAAAGTGGAATGAAAAATCAAATCGCTTAGATGGGAATAAAAAAAGTATATTAGTTCAATCTCCAACGGGTTCAGGTAAGACCCGAATTTTCAGTGATATAGCAAATAAAGCAGAAAAAAAAGGATCAACTGTACTTATTCTTACACACAGAGAGGAATTATTGTCACAAACTGGAGGTTCTCTTGTTGAAATTGGACTATTCCCCTCACTTGTTACTAGAGATGTAAAACACCCACCTAAAGATAAATTAGTAGTAGGCATGATTGAGACAGTCATTAGACGATTAAAGCAACCAGAGTGGATTGAATGGTATAAGTCGGTAAACTTGGTTATAAATGATGAATGCTTTACAGCCGATACAGAATTACTGACAGAGAATGGGTTTATTAAATTCGATAGATTGGATAAATCTAAAAAAGTAGCTCAATTCGATAATGGAAATATTTCTTTTGTAAACCCTACGAGATACATACAGAAGGAGCATACAGGAGAAATGAGTATATTCCACGTTAAACACGGTATTGATGTTCCAATGACTTGCGGTCACGAACAGTTGTTGTATAGCCGTAAAAATGGGTACTATAAAAATAAAATATCAGAGATTAAATTCAATTATACAAAACTACTTCCTGTCTCTGGACTTTCTAATATTGAATGCGATGAATTGACTGATTTAGAAAGATTATATATAGCCACACAAGCCGATGGAAGTATGCATTACAAAGCAATAAACCATACTATAATAGCTTTTGCATTTAGTAAAAAAAGGAAAATTGATAGGTTTTTATCTCTATGCAAAAGCTGCGATATTGAGGTTGTAAAAGTAGAGTGTAATCACGGTGAAAGATACATGGCAAGAATGCCAATTGGAACAACTAAAGACATTAGAAATCACATTCCGTACCCAATGTCTGCTACTAAAGCAAAGCAAGTAATTGAAGAATGCGCTTTATGGGATGGTCATACTCCAAATAAAACAATGTTGTATTATTCATCTACAGATAAAACACAGGCAGACTTTTATAATTCTGTAGCCACACTTGCTGGATTTTGTTGTTTTATGTCTATTCAAAAAGATGATAGGCAGGAAAGATATAAAGATACGCACAGGCTATATATGCGTAGAGACATAATTCACAAGGCTACACAATTAATGTCTGTTAAAAAAGATAGTTACGATGGGATGGTTTATTGCGTAGAAGTTCCATCGGGAGCAATAGTTGTTAGGCATAATGGATTTACTTTTGTGTCTGGGAATTGTCATGAACAGCTATTCAATAGGATATTTGAAATTCCATTAACTAAAGAAAAGTTTGTATTAGGATTTACCGCAACTCCCGAAAGAAATGGCAAGCAAAGGCAGCTTAGTCAAGATTATGAGGATATAGTTATTGGATTAGACGTTCAGGAGCTAATTAATCTTGGCTATTTAGTACAGGACAAATACTACTCAATTCCTGTTGACATGAAAGGAGTTTCAGTCAGTAAAGGAGAGTATGACTCCTCGGAGATGTTCAACCGATACAATAAATCCGAACTTTATTCAGGAGTTATTGACAATTGGAAACGACTTTGCCCGAATACAATTACATTGGTTTTCTGTTGCAATATTCAGCATTCAATCAATACTTGTAAGGCATTCAACGATGCAGGAATAAAATCAAAGTTCATTGTATCAGATTTGGCAAAACCACAAGTTCCTGATGAAAAGGCAACTAAAGGAGATATTGCAAAATATAACATTAAAGTTTTGGAATATGAGAATTATTTAGTTAGCTTTGAATCCTTTTCCGGTAAAAGAAAAGATGTCATACAACAGTGGAAA